CCTATTGGAGCGGGGGCACCAGGCTACTACCCGCCACCGTCACGGTGGCGGGTATCGGCGTCTTTGGCCGCAGCGCGGGCCGCACGGCGGTGCTCGATGTACCCGCCCAGGAACGACAGCGCCCCGCCGATCAGCGCCGACACGGCGGCCTGCACATCATCGGGCAGCACGTCCCAGTGGTGCCAGGTGGCCAGGAACCACACCAGCACGGCGCCGCCAGCCGCGCCGATCACCCCGGCCAGGATGATCCTCACGGCGGCGGCTCCTTGGACGGCGGCGGCGGCGGCGGTGCTGGCCGCGGCAGGCGCCCGAGCGCGCCCAGCAGGCTATCCAGCGGCAGTATGCCCACCATGATGGACCCGATGACCAGCTCGGCGGTGGTGTCGTGCGGGCTGAACAGGCCCTCGATGATCACGGCCACGCCCAGCAGGAACACCACGATGCGGCGGGCATGATCGAACCACCCGCCCGCGCCCATGGCCTACTTGGCGTCCCACTTCATGTCGGTCCAGGCCCAATCGGGTTGGCCCTTGGCCTGGGTGTACTTGCAGACCTTGCCGCCCGTGTTGGTGTAGCTGACCACCTTGAGCCCGGTGGCCGGATCAATGGCCAGGCCCACGCCGTTCCTGGCGTTGGAGCCGGGGTCCACCACCCCGCCGTTGACGCACACCTTCCCGCTGGGGTTGATGTAGGCGAAGTATTGCTTGCCCTCGTAAAACGCGACCGCTGCCGCCATCTGGTCATCTCCTGTACTTGGTTGGGTTCCGCCGCCGCTGCTGCTGCCGCCCTTGGCCCATTCGAGCACCTTGTCCATGGGGAAGCCTGATCCGGCATCGCTGTGATTGCCGCCCATGGTGCCCAGGTCGCGGTGCTGGCAGACGCCCTTGACGCCGGGGTTCTGCGCGTCGGCGCTTGATAGCGCCCTGATCGGGATGCCGTATTTCGAGCACATCCAGGCCACCCAATCGGCGGCATTGTGCAGCAGCACGCCCTTGGTGTTGAGCCAGGTGTCACGGGACCAGGATGCGTAAGCGCACATCTCCAGGCTGAGGCACCACGGATTGGCGTTGGCCTGGGTCCATGCTTTGTTCTGCTCGTACACGTAGGCGCCCAGCACCCCGGCCTCGTAGTTATCGGCGCCGTGGTGGCTGCTGCACTGGGCGCTGGGGTTCTGGAACCAGGCGCCCAGGTCGCGTATCTTCATGGCGCCTTCGGTGGTGTGCAGCACCACGGTGGTGATGCTGCTGCCCCGGCTGGAGTAGTGCGGGCTCGGTATCCAGACCTCACGCGGTGCCATCGGGGGCCTCCTGATCATCGGGGGGCAGCGATTGCCGGTATTCGCGCGCCCGGCCGATCACGGCGCCCACGGCGGCCACCAGCGCCCAGGGCTCGTCTTCCTCGGCGGGGTCGCCGGGCTCGGCGGCCGGGTCAACCGCCTCCAGCTCCACCTCGTCGGCGTCTAGTTCCTCGGCGGTGAACATCTCGCCGCTGCGCACCAGGCGGCGGCGGCGGTGCCCGTCGCCATCGTCGCGGTGCCTGAATATGGGCATGGGGGTGTGCCTCCTATCGGGGTGTGATCACTGGCCGCCAAGCACCGGGGCCAGCGCATCGGCGAACGGGAACGGCTCGGGCTGGGCGATCTGGCCGCCGTAAATCTCGGCCACGGTGTTGGCGTACTCGGCGGCGGCGAAGTAGGCATCGGCCACGGCGGGGTCCATGTTCCACGGCTCGCCCTGGAGCCCGGCCGATCCCAGCGGGCGCACGTAGTCCCACAGCGCGGTGACCTTGGCCAGCGAATCGCGCAGCGCCAGGGTGTTGAAGTACAGCGTCTGGTTCAGCTCGGCGGCATCGGGCACGTGCCCAACTGTGGCCATGGTGGTGCTCCTTACGTGTTGACGGTGCTGGCCGCCGCCGAGGGGAAGCGGCCGAAGATCCCGAAAATGGTCTGGGCCAGGGTGGCGGGCGAGAAGCTGAGGAACAGGTTTCCGCTGGGGTCCACGTTGACCTTGGGTGATGCGGCCCCGTCCGCGATGCCGGTTACCAGCCAGCCGTGGGTGAGCCCGGCCGGTGGGCGGGCGGCGGCGCCGATGTTGCCGAACGTCACGTTGTTGCGGTTGCCGCTGCCGCTGGGCGTCTGCACCCAGCCCGCCACATCGACCATGCCGTCCGGGCCGAGCCGGTACTGGGCGGGCAGGAAGCCCGCGCCGGGGTGGCTGAACGAGTTTTGCAGCGGGCGCATGTCATGCCACGTGTCGATGGTGGCTGGCCCTACCGGGCCGGTTGGCCCTTGCGGGCCGGTGGCCCCGGCTGGCCCTTGCGGGCCGGTGGCGCCCTGGGCGCCCTGGGCGCCATCGGCGCCTGTATCGCCCTTGGGTCCAGGCGGGCCGACCGGCCCCGGTATGGCGCCGCCCGTGCTGAAGTTCTGCGCCACCGGGTGGAAGGTGAACTGGGCCGAGCTGGTGGCGTTGGCGGGCACGTCGATGGTGGCCACCAGCAGCCCGCCCCCGGCCAGGTGCGGCACCACGGCCAGGGTCCACAGCGCGTCATCATCCGGGGTAAGCGCCGACACCACCAGGTCATCGGTGCGGGCCGCGCCGCCGCCCGGCGCGCCCTGCACCAGCACCGCCACCGGGCTGGTAACCACGGCCACCGTGCCGTCCCCGCAATCGGCCACCGCCAGCCATCCCGCGTCCACGCTGAACGCGACACCGCTTGCCGCGGCCAGCGCCACCGGCCGGATCACCCCGGTGCGGCCACCGGCCAGCGCGGTGATGACCGCCCGGTCATCCCAGCCGCCGTACCGGCCCGCCTGCCCCCAGCGCAGCAGCCCCGTGGTTGGCGTGCTCACTGGCCCATGTCCTCGATGCTCAGCGTCAGGGCGGCGCCCTGATCGGTGCGCCCGCACACCCGGAAGCTCCCGGCCGCTATCCAGTAGCGGGCGTCAAAGTTGCGGGCCACCGGGGCGGACCCGGCCGGGTGCCCGAACACGTACTCGACGGCCAGCGCGGTGGGCCGGTTGATGGCGGGCAGCGCGATGCACGTTGACCGCATCAGCACGCTGGTGGCATCGGCGGCGCCCGCCGCCCGGTACCCGATGCCGCCGCGCCCGTCGATCGAGCCCGCCGCCACGCCCATAAAGCTGTCGGTGATGGCCCGCACCCGGTAGTAGTGGCCGGGCAGGCACGTGGCCACCGCCGTGACCACCGTGGTGGCCCCGGCCCACGCGGTGGCCGTGCGCGTCACCGTGTCCGTGGTGCCCACGCTTGCCAGGAGCCGCCTTTCCAGGGTGGGCGGGTACGGCGCGATGGTCATCTGGGTGGCCAGCGTTGCGTTGGCCGGTACCGTCAGCGTCACCAGCGGCAGCCCGGTGCGGCTGCCCACGGTGCTGGCATCCACCACGGTGAGGGACCAGGTGCCATTGTCGGGCTGCACGTCGCACCAGATGTAGTCGGTGCGGCTGCCGCTGGCTGGGCCTGGGTTGCACGTCACCACCTGATCGGTGGTGCTGCCCACCACGGCGCTGGTGCCATCGCCGCACGCCGCGATGCCCGCCCAGCCGCCCTTGACGGTGATTTGCAGGCCGCTGCCAGCGGTGGCTGTGACCAGGCCGACGATCCCGGTGCGCCCGCCCGTTACTGCCGCGATCACCGACCTGTCGTTGATGGCGTCATAGGCGCCCGCCTGGCCCCACATCAGGAGCCCGGATGGTGTGGTCATGGCATCCCCTAAATGTTGGTCAGCGGGCCGCTGTGGAACATCGCGGCCATGGTGGTGTCCAGGCGGCCCAGCCGCCCGGCCAGTGATTCGCGGGCCTTGGGCGGCGGCAGCAGCGTGGCCACGGTCCAGGCCGCCGTGCCCGCCGCCGCGTCAACGTCGATCTGGGTGAGCTGGCCCGTGGCGGCGAACCCGCCCGGCATCAGCGGGGTGGTGGCGAGCACGGTCACGTCATCGCCCACGTTGTACGTGCTGATGGCCGGGAACGCCTCGGATGGGGTAGCGACCAGCGTCAGGGTGGGCGGCGCCTGCTGGGTGCTGGCGGTGGCCGCCTTCTCGTTCAGCGTGCTTTGCAGCACCACGCCCGGCCAGTCGTCCACCGCATCCAGGCGGGGCACGCCCGCCTGCGGCGCATCCACCACCTTGACGGGCTTGGGTGTGTTGGCCGCCGCGTTGTCGGGCAGGTCGCCCACCGCAAACGTGCGGGTCCGCATCGCGTCGGTGTCCCATGTGGCCTGGTAGCCCAGCGCGGCGCCGGGCACCATCAGGCCGAGCTGGGCCTGGCCGCTGCCCACGCGCGGGTACGCGATGCGCAGCGTGCACGTGGGCAGGTCGCCCGCCAGGGCGTACTCGCTGCGGAACTGCGGGCCTTGGATCACCCCGGCTAGCTGTGCCAGCAGGTCAGCCCGGTTGCCCTGGAGGTACTCATACGTGCGGTCGCGCTTCATCCCGGCGCCCGCCGCCGTGATCACGGCCACGCCCAGATCGGCCAGCGGCGCCGCCAGGTCGCTGGCTATCGTGACCTGCTCCACCTGGCTGTACACCTTGTTCGGGCTGATATCGAACGTGCGCTTGGCCAGGTATCCGGGCAGCTCGGCCAGGGTCACGGCCACCGTGGCGGCGCCGGTATCGGCCAGCCCGGTGGGCACGCCGCACCACACCGGCACGCCCTGGTAGAAGGCCCAGAGCCGGTATGACCACAGCCGGGTGATGGTGGCCGGGTCAAGGCCCGAGCCGGGCAGCACGATGGTGGCCGAGCCCGACCCGTACCCCGACAGCTTGGCGGTGTAGCGGAACGCCGAGCAGGTGACCGGCCCCAGCGCGGTGTGCGGCGCCACCGCGCCATCGGCCCAGAATGACCACTGGCCGGGTACCCGCAGCGGGGGCGCCGCCAAGGCGGTGGGGCTGGTCATACCCACGCCTCGCGCCAGCTCAGCGTTACCTGGCCGCCGCCGCTGCTGTACAGGTGCCAGCGGGTGGATGACTGCGGGGCCAGCACCAGCGGGGTGGTGCCGGGCAGCACGTAGGCGGCCCGCGATACCCCGCCCTCGGCGCTGGCCACCAGGCTGTCCGATGCCAGCAGCATGTCCATGCCCGGCGCCAGGCTGGCCACCACCAGGGTGCCGCTGCCGTCATCGTCGGTGATCGTGCTGCGCGCCAGGTCGCCCACATACAGCAGGTAGACCGGCGCGGGCCAGTTCCCCGCGTTGGCCAGCGGCGCGGTGTTGGGCACCTGGCCGCTGGCGTACTGCCAGGTGAAGGCGCGCCGGTAGGCGCGGCCGGTGGCCTGCCCGCCGCCCGGCGCCAATATCTGCTGCTGCCAGTCCCCGTACAGCGCGGGATCGGCGGCCGTCAGCACCACCTGCCACCGGAAGGCATCCAGGCCCACCCAGGTGTACTTGAACTGGTCGCTGTCGCCCCGCACCATCGCCGTCAGGGTCTGCCCGCCACCCGATGCGTTCGTGATCGACAGCGGGGCCGGGTAGCGGCTGCCCGCGCGCATGGCTAGCTGATCCCGCAGCGCGGCTAGCTGATCGGGCGGCCCGGTGCAGGCCCCGCTTAGGGTGATCACCCGCGCGCCCAGCGTCTTGGCGCCCCAGGCCACCCCATCGGCCAGCGTCAGGGCCTGGTCGTTGCCCACCAGCGGCGGCCCATCCAGCCACCCGGTCACGTCCTCGATGACGCTGCACAGCCCGGTGGTGGGATCATCGCCCAGGTTGAGGTTGAGCCCGTCCCATTCGATCGGCACCAGGGTGGTGGGCGGCACGTCCACGGCGGTGGCGTGATACGTCCAGTAGAACCCCCGGTCGTACCCGCGCGTGGCCACCAAGGGCTGCTGCTGGCCGCTGAGCTGCGCCGGGCTGGGCGGCGGCGCCGGGGTGCGCATCATGCCGCACCTGCCGCGCTAGCCCAGGCCAGTGATCGGGACACGGCGGCGGCTATCTCCACCTCGGACTGGCCGCGCTGCGGGTACACGTTGATGGTGATGCCGCCGCGACCGCCGCCGCCGATCCCGGCCGCCGCGCCGGTAAGCGGTGACACCAGCTCGGGGCCAGCCTCGCCAAACGTGTACGGGTCGCCGCTGTGCAGGCCGAAACCCATTACCGGCTCACCGATGACGCCGCCCTTGGCATATCCGTGGCCGTGCCCCAGCACCTGCGCGATACGCCCGTTGTAACGGCTTAGGGCATACGCCACGGCAGCGTAGATATTGGCTAGCGGGTCAAATATGCCCCGGCTGCGGAATGGCCCGGCAAACGCATTAAACGTCGCCGGGATCACCTGCATTAGACCCCGCGAATTCTGCCCGATGGCGGCATTCGAGTCCCAGTTGTTTTGGGCAAATTGATTGCCATTGGATTCCGTTTGCATTTGCGCCAGGATCACGGGCGCCAGGTCCAGCCGCCCGAACATGCCCAGCACCTGATTGACCACCCCGGCCCAGCGCGCGACCCCGGCCGGTACCGGCTGGCCGCCTGCCGTGCCGCCGCCGCCGAACAGCCGCCCGAACAGGCCCGTGAGCTTGCCCATCACCCCGGATAGCCAGGCGGGCAGTTTGGCGCCGCCTGGGAACCGGAGGATGTCGTACCCGCCGCCCACGGGCTGCGGCCCGGTGCCCGTGGCCGTTGACCTGGCCGCGAAGCCCCGGCCGGGGCCGGTAACCACGCCCATGTGGGTGGGGCTGACGTACAGGTCGTTCATGCGCATCTCGCCGCTGGGCACGTGCGCCATCCGGCCGAACCCCAGCCAGTCACCCGTGGCTGGCCCGTGCGCGCTGCTGGGCGCGGCGAAGCCACCGGGCAGGCCCAGGTGCAGCATCCCGCCCAGCATGTTGACGAAGCTGGAGCAGTCGAACCCTGATGACGGGTTCGCGCCACCACCCCACACATAACGGTGCCCGTTGTACTTGCTCGCGGTCATTGCGAGCTGGCCCGCGTCCCCGCCGCCGAATAGCGACATCAGCGCGGACAGGGCCTTACCGGGCAGGCTGGCGACACCGATTAGCCCGTGGCTGATCATGGCGCCCAGCGCGGCCGGGAACCCGCCGAACACGGTCCCCACCATGTTGCCGATGCCGGATATGCCCGGCGTCATTCCCAGGAACAGGCCGCGCACCAGCATGGTGCCGATGCCCTGCATAACCACGGACGGGGAATGGATGCCGAAGAAGTGCTTGACGCTATTGACGATCGGATCGACGATGTTGCCCTTAATCCAGCTACCGATGCCGGATATTGCCGCCGCCATCCCCGAGCGCAGCCCGTTGATGATGTTGCTGCCCGCCAGCCGCGCGCCGCCCACGATGTTGGACCAGGTGCGGCTGATCACCCCGGCCAGGGAGCCCAGCAGGTTGCTGGCGGTGCTGATCAGGCCGCGCCACCCGGCCGCCACGGCGTTCTGTATCGCGCCCATGGCGTTGGCAATGCTGGCCTTGATGGCGCCCCAGTTCTTGACGACCAGGATCACGATGGTGCCGAGCCCGCCCGTGAACAGGCCCACCAGCACGGTCATCAGGGTGCCGATGTTGGCGCGTATCCAGGCGGTGACGGTGCCCACCACCGACCGGATGGCGTTGAAGGTGGCGGTCACGGCGCCCGACAGCCACGCCAGGATCGGCGCCACGGTGGCCTGGATGGCGTGCCACGTGTCGATCACGATGGCGCGGAAGGTGGCGCTCTTGGTCCAGGCGATGGTCAGGGCGGTGCCCAGCGCGAACAGGGCCAGGATCACGATGCCTATGGGGTTGCCGTCCAGGGCCGCGTTGAGCACCCACTGGGCCGCCGCCCACGCCAGGGTGGCGATGCGCACCGCGATCATGGCCACGGTGCTGCCCTCGGTGGCGGCGGTCTGTATGGCGATGACCGCGCCCCACGCCTTCCACGCCACGATCAGCGGCACCAGCACCGGGGCCAGGTACGCCAGCACGTTGGCCAGGACGGTGATCAGGGGCACCAGGGGCAGGATGACGACCAGGGCGGCGCGCAGCACATCGACCAGGGGCGGCACCAGGGGCAGAAGGGCTTGCAGGGCCGCGCCCAGCACGGTGCCCAGGGCGGTGCCGAGCTGGCCGATGATGGGCACCAGCTCGCGCATGATGGGCGCGAGCCCGGCCATCAGGCCGGTGGCGAGCTGGCCCAGGGCCTGGCGGGCGGCCGGGCTGGTGGCGGCCAGGGTGACGAGCCCGGTAACCACGGCGCCCACCGGCCCGGTTAGGCCCGAGAACATGCCGCCCAGCAGCGGGATTTTCTGCAAGAACTGGCCGCCCGCGAAGGCGCCCAGGGCGGTGGCGAGGCTGGCGAAGGCGGGCGCGAACTTGGTTACTTGGGCCAGGATCGGCGCCAGCGTGCCGGGCTTCAGGGTGGTGGTCCACTTGGCGGCCAGGGTGATGATCTGGGTGAAGGGCGCCACCAGCCGCTGCGCGATGGTGCCCACGGTGGACAGCGCGGGGGCCAGGGCGCCGCCCGGTGCCAGCGCATCGCGCAGCCCGCGCGCTAGCTTGCCCGATGCCACGATCAGCGGGCCTATGCCCTTGATGAGCTGCTCGCCCAGCGATACCTGTATGTCGTGCGCGATGCGGGGGAAGGACTTCAGCACCCGCGCGGGGTTGTCCAGGCTGGCCGCGTAGGCGCCCGCTACGTTTTTGCCTTCCTCCATGATGGCGTTGATAAGGGCGGTCTGCCGCTGGGCGCTGGTGAGCTTGGACGCCGTGGTGCCTAGCTCGTCGGCGTACTGCTTATAGGCGTCCTTGGTGTTGATGATCAGCCCCGCCTGGCGGAGCTGGCGCACGTTGCCGGTTTCGATCGTCTTGGTGATCGACTCCAGCACATCGCTGGCGGACTTGCCCGATACCACGCTGGCGTTCTGCGCCACCGTGGTGAGCTTGGTTGCGTTAGCCAGGTTGATGTGGCCCTTGGCGAAGTCGGCCACCACCGACTGCGCGGCCTCCACCTGTATGCCCTGCTTCCGCAGCGCCGCCACGGTGCCGAACACCGCGCCCTGGGACAGCCCGTTGGCCTTGGCCAAGGCGCCCAGGGTGGAGTTCATCTTGTCCACCTGGGCGGCCACCTTGATGGACTGGGCGCCGAACGCGGTTACGGCCAGCACCCCGGTGCCCAGGGCGGTGGCCACGCCCTTACCCAGCTTGGCCGCGCTGGCGCCCAGGTGGCCGCCGATCCCCTTACTGATGCGCTCGCCCGCGTCGTTGCCCGCCTTGGTCGCCTCGCTGGCCACCTGGCTGGATAGGGCGCGGGTATCGGCGGTGACGGGGACGACCAGCGACCCGTAAACCTGGCTAGCCATCGTGGATCACCACGCCCGGAATGGTGGCCAGCGTCTGCGCGGCCTCGCCCCACGTGGCGGCCTTGACCCGGCCGGGCTCGCCATCGTCGGGCTGGGCGGCTGGCCGCGGCAGGGCGCGGTGAGCCGGGCGCTTGACGGGCTGGGGGCGCGCCACGTTCTTGGCCCCGGCCGCCTTGAGCGTGACCCACGTCAGTTGGGCCACGTGATCAATCAGCACGGCCAGCAATTCCGCCTCGGTGCTCCACTGCTCGCCTGGGCGCCGGGCCTGCGGCGGCAGGTTGTCCAGCAGCACGTGCACCCGCCGCAGGCTCACCCTCGGGTCCAGGCAATCGACCCCGTAGGTGGCCATCAGGGTGGCCTCTACGTCCGGGCGGAACCGGGCAGCAGCGGAGCCGGTGAGTTTCCCAGGCCCACCATCCCGGCATCAGCGGCGATCTTGTCGAACAGCACGTTGAGGCCGCGCACCTTGAGCCCGGCATCAGCCAGGGCCGCGTATGCGTCCTCGCCCAGCAGCTCGCCCAGGGCGCCGTTGAGGTCGCCCGCCGCCAGGGCGCGCAGCGCGGATATCGACCAGTCCGTCATCGGCGGCACCGTGTAATCGGCGCCGTGGAAGGTGAACGCAAACGGCTTCTCGTCAGCCTCAGCCGCCGCCGCATCAGTGGCGGCGCCGAGGTCGAAGTGGCCGTTTGCGCGGTTGCCGGTCAATTGGCCGCCGCGCGGGCCTTGGCCGCGCTGGTGGATACCTCGGGCGCCGTGCGGGTAAGCGCCGCCGCAGACCCGGATGGCCCCACCAGCACGTGCGCCAGGATGCCGCCGCTATCGAGCGCGGACAGCTTGACATCCAGCGGCACGGCCTCGCCGCGCTTAATCTGCATGTCGCCCGCGTCGGTCAGGTTGGCCCTGGGGAACACCAGCCGCATGGCCCGGTCCCCATCGGCGGTGTCCACGCCCACCGCATACAGGTGGCCGCCCGTATCGCTGCGCACGTCCATGCTGAACGACCCATCGACGGCCGGGGTGGGCGGGTCGGCGTCGAAGTACAGGGCCACGGTCATGTCGTTGATTTGCCAGAGGATGAACTGCAAGGTCACAGCGCGCTTGGTGATCACCGTGCGCAGCGGCACCATCGACTGCCAGGGCACGATCTCGTTGGTGTCGGTGGACTGGCCCACGGTGGGGCCGTCGTCGCTGATGTAGCCCAGGATTTGCCAGGGCGTAGCCCAGGCCGCCGCCGTGTCGGCGGGCGGCGCGGTGTCAGCGGGCGCCAGGTACAGGCCCGGCCCGGCGTTGGTGCCAACCTGCACCTGGGTGGGGTCCAGATCGTGAACGGGTGTGGTCACGGCGTGCTCCTATGCGGTTGATGCCGCCGCCTTGGCGCGGCGGGGTGGATGGGCCGCCACCGGGGCGGCCAGGATGGCGCCGCCAGCGGGGCGCGGGTGAACCCGGATCTCGTACCGGGCGGTATAGCGGGGCAGCCCGTCAGGATCGGGCAGCCAGGAGGGGCCATCGGTGGGCTGGCAGTACACGACCACCCCATCGGGCCACGGGATGGCGGGCAGGCCCGTGATGATCTGGCGCGCCTGCTCGGCCAGGTCACGGGCGGCGGCCTTCCGCTTGGCCCGCGCGTCCACCTGTATGTGGTGCGCGTACACCCACCCGGTGTGATCCTGCTGGCGGGCCGCGTAGGCGAACGATGTGATCCCGGCCAGGCCGCCGATGTGCTGCCACACCCAGGCTTCTAGGTCGGGCTGCACCACCACGGGCGCGGGCACGGTCATGGCTGCGCCCCCGGCGCGGGCGGCGGCAGGGCGGGCATCGGCGCGGGCGGCTCGGGCGGGCTGGCCGCGTTCATGGCCCGCCACTGCTCGATGTCCTGCGGGCTGGCGCCCCACTTCTGCCACAGCACCTCGGTGGGCACCCGCAGCGTGGCCATCTTCACCAGCGCATCCACCCGCTGGCCTTCGCTGCGGGTTTCCATGTCGGCCCATACGACCTCGGCGTCCAAGGTGGTGGCCGATGGGTTGCCGGTGGCGGTGAACGCCAGCCGCATCACTTCTTCCCAGCCCTCCCCGATGTGCAGGGCGCGGCGGCGGCACTTGGCCACCAGGCCCGCCTCGGCGGCCTTGATGGCATCGGCGGCCAGATTGATCATCGTGGCCAGCAGGTAGTGCGGCGGGGTCTGGGTGATGGCCGCCAAGGTCTGCGCGTCCTGCTCCACGCTGGCGATGTAGCCCGCCAGGGTGGATTCGGGGAAGGCGCCGAACCGGGATGCCGGGTCTTCCGACGTGAGCAGCCGGTTGGCGCCCACATCGAAGGGCCGCACCACCCGCACCGCCTCGCCATCGGCGGTCTTCACCACGTCCCGCGCGATGCGCACGCCCGAGGCCCACACCTGGCGGAAGGCGCCGTAATCGGTGGCCACCAGGCGGTTGAACACCGTGGTGCAGATACGGTCTTGGATCGGCGCGGCGGGCTCCAGCTCGCTGCGCGGCCACCCAAGGGTGCGGGGCTGCGGCACGATCTCGACCAGGCCCACGGCGCCCAGCGGGTTGGGCTCGATCACGGGCGCGCCGCCGCCCGGCGTCCACGTGACGATGTAATCGGGCAGGATCAGCACTTCCACCATGCCGCCCGGCCCGCCCATGTTGCCGATCCCGGCCACCACGTCCCACGTGGGGTCTACCGGGTAGCGCTTATAGCCCGCGATGCGCTTACGGCGGTTGCCCGGCTCGTACAGCACGGTGGCCTGGATGGCTGATTCCGGGGTGATGCACACCCCGGTGGGGTTGTCATCATCCGGCTGCACCAGGGCGAAGGCTGAGCCCTGCACCAGCGCATCGGTCTGCACCATCTCGGCGTCCGCGTCCATCGCGCTGGCCTGCCAGATTTGCCACGCGGCATCATTGGCGGCCTCATCCCCGAACCGGAAGCCCACCACCTGGAGGCGCTCGGCCACCGCGTTGGCCACGACCTCGCACCAGTTGGCCCCGGCTTCGCCCAGGAAGGTGCGGAAGGTCTCGCGCTCCTGGGTATCCAGCAGCGCGATGATGCCGCGCGTGCCCTCGTAGTACGACACCCACATCAGGGCGCGGGCCGCCTGCAATTCCAGCCGCACGTTGGCGGCCTGCCGCAGCCGGTTGATTTCATCGAGCGCCGGGGGCGGCGCCGGGGTGGTCATCGCGGCCCCGCAGCGATGGCGCGGCCCAGCGGCGCCTCGGCGGGCATGTTGCGCGTCCCGTGCTCCACGTACCGGGCATAGGGCGCGGTGTTCACCACCACGCTGGTGGCCGGATCAGCACCCGCCACCACTTCCCAGGATGCGGCCATGGCCCCGGTGCGGCGCGGGGTGCGGCTGGCCGCCTGGTCGGCCAGCTCGTGCGCCAGCTCGCGCACGCCCGGCGCCACGGCCAGCCGGGGCGCCTGCGGGTTGGTCACGCGGAACTGGGCGCCAGCCATCACGCCACCCCGCCCGGCCAGGTATCCGTGCCGGTAGCGGTGGCCACCAGGCAATCCAGCCCGGCGCCGATCGGATCAGCGACGAGGCGCACCTGGGCCAGCACGTAGGTGGCG